GTTTGGGGTGATCAAACTGTTTATTGTCCTTTCCCTAAAGGATCTAAAGCAGGTTTAACACACGAAGATCTAGGTGAGCAAACTGTTTACAACAGCGATGGCACAAGACTACAAGCTTTTGCTACTCGTTATCAGTGGAAGAACGGTTTAGTTGTTAAAGATTGGAGATACGTTGTTCGTATTTGCAACATTGACATTTCTGACCTACTTGGAAGCACTGGTACACAAACAGCATCTGCATCAACAAATCTAGTTAAGTTAATGGCTAGAGCATTGTACAGAATACCAAATATGTCTATGGGTAGAGCAGCGTTCTACATGAACAGAACTGTTCACTCAGGTATGGCTATTCAAGCACTAGACAAATCACAAAACGTTTTAGCAATTGAACAAGGTCTATCACAGTTTGGTACTGCACAAAACTACTTATCATTCTTAGGTGTTCCTCTAAGAAGAGTAGATGCTCTAATTAATACCGAATCAGCGGTAAGTTAATTTATTTATTACTAAAGGAGATCTGAAATGATTACAGACAAACTGCTCAGAGTGAGCGAAGATCAAGCAGTTACATCTACTGCTGTTTCTACAAACACTGTTGACTTAGGTACTGCAAGAGACATAGGTGAAGGTACACCTTTATATATGAATTTTGCAGTTACTGAAGCATTTGCAAACGGTACTAGCATTACTTTTGAAGTTATTACTAGTGCAAGTGCTAACTTAAGTACACCTACTGTTATTGGTAGCAGCACTGCAGTTGTTACAGCTGCACTTACACTAGGTAAGAATGTTGTTGTACGTCTAAACCCAGACATCGGTGGCAAAGGTCAAAGATATCTTGGTGCTAGATACACAGTTGCAGGTACTATGAATGCAGGTAAAGTTACTGCTGATATAGTAGAAACAATAGGTGACGGACAGAAATATTACGCTTCTGGCTTCACCGTATCTTAAACTAAGAATGACCTATGCCTATTTACAAAGCTAAAGTTAAATGTTTCGTTGACAATTCATTGCACGAAGCAGGTGAAGAATTTGAGTACAACGGAGAGTTTTGCAAGCATCTTGAACTAGTTGGCGGTGCTGAACCTGAGATGCCTGTAGCGTCTACTACAAACACACCTGTGGATTCTCAAGTCCAAACTTCCAACTTGGAATTGATGACTAAAGCAGAACTTGAAGTTTATGGTCGATCTATCGGTATTGAACTAGATAGAAGACAAACTAAAACTACTCTTATTGCACAACTTGAAGCTGCGACAAAATAGGCTTGGTCTTCTTATTTGATTTACAGGGGGCCAGTAGTATTACTGCTGACCTCCTCTTTTTATAGGAGATCTAATGGCAACTGAAATAGATATTTGCAATCTTGCCTTGGCACATCTAGGCGATGATGCAACTATTGCTTCGATAAATCCACCAGAGGGTTCTGCACAAGCGGAACACGCTGCAAGATTTTATCCTATTGCAAGAAATAGTTTGTTGGAATCACACACTTGGAACTTTGCATCTAAACGTGCAAGTTTAGCTACGACAACTAATACTCTTGCTCAATGGGATTATGCATATGTAGCACCTGCTGACATGATGACACCTGTTGCAATCATATCTCCAACAGCACAAAATGATTATGCTACAAGAATGTCTTCTGGAGATACTCCCGGAGGTATAACATCTAACTATTCTCCAACAATCGTAGCAGGTCAATATACACCACAACAATTTGCAGTAGAAGGGATTTATATATACACCAATCAAGATAATGCTATGTTGCGATATCAATCGCTAGTAACTGATACAACTAAATTTTCTCCATTATTTGTAGTTACTTTGTCTTGGCATTTAGCATCTATGTTGGCAGGGCCAATAATAAAAGGTGATCAAGGTATGGCACAAGTTAAAAGGTGTGCAGAATTAATGAGAACTTATTTAGCCAGTGCAAAACAACAAGACAATTTACATAGAGATATAACAGTAGAGCATATTGTACCTTGGACATCCGGGAGGTAATTAATGCCAAATACAAGAACTTTTCTTAAATCATTTTCTAGTGGTGAAATATCACCAGAAATGTTAGGCCGTATTGATGACAGTAAATATCAACAAGGTGCTGCAACAATGCGTAATTTTATTGCAAAACCACAAGGCCCGGCAGAAAATAGACCGGGATTATTTTTTGTAAAAGAAGTAAAAGATTCTACAAAACAAACAAGAGTTATACCTTTTAGATTTAATGTGTCACAAACAATGGTTATTGAAATAGGCCATACATATTTTAGATTTCATACAACAGGTGCAACCTTACAATATACAGACGGAACAGCATGGAGCAGCAGCACTAATTATTCTGTTGGCGATATAGCAAAATATAATGGTGTTAATTATTACGCAAGAACAGCACATTCTAATAGCACACCACCAAACGCTACAAATTGGTATGCATTACCTGCTGATATGACGTATGAAATACCATCACCATATTTAGAAACAGAATTATTTGATATTAAATTTGTACAATCTTCTGACGTTATGACGTTAGTACATCCTAATCACGAAGCAGCAGAACTAAGGAGATATGGTGCACAACATTGGGAATTTACAAATATAGATTTTACAGCACCTATATCAGCCCCTACAGGTGTATCTGCAGCTGCTTATGTACCTTCATCAGCAAGCGTAAACACTGACACATATGAAGATCATGTTTATGTTGTAACAGCAGTGGCACAAGATGGTATTCGTGAAAGTGAACAATCAAGTTCTGGCACTGTATCAAATAATATTTTTGTTACTGGTGCAAAAAATACTATTACTTGGAATCAAGTATCAGGTGCTTTAAGGTACAGAGTTTATAAAGAACAAGCCGGTTTATTTGGTTTTATTGGAGAAAGAGATCATGATTCTTCTGGTAATCCAAGTACATACAACATTATTGACAATAATATTGCACCAGATTTTTCAGTAACACCTCCTAGATACGAAACTATATTTTCTGGTACTAATAATTTTCCTAATGCTGTTTCTTATTTTGAACAACGTAGAGTTTTTGCAGGCACTAATAATGAACCACAAACTATATTTATGACAAGATCTGGCACAGAAAGTGATATGTCATTTAAGTTGCCAATAAGAGATGATGATCGTATTAAATTTAAAGTTGCTGCTCGTGAAGCAAACAGAATAAAACATATAGTTCCATTAACACAATTGTTATTTATGACAGAAGCAGCTGAGTGGAGAGTGACTTCTGTAAACAGTGATGCAATAACACCTACATCTATAGCGGTAAAACCACAATCATATGTTGGTGCTAACGATACACAACCTGTAGTTGTTAATAACAGTATGGTATATATTGCTAGTCGTGGTGGTCATGCAAGAGAACTAGGCTATAACTGGCAATCTAATGGTTTTATTACTGGTGATTTATCTATAAGAGCACCGCATTTGTTTGATAATTTAGATGTTGTAGATATGACTTTGGCAAAAGCTCCAGTGCCAATTGTTTGGATGATAAGTACCAACGGTAAATTGTTAGGTCTTACATATGTTCCAGAACAACAAGTAGGAGCATGGCATCAACACGATACAGATGGTTTGTTTGAAAGTGTGGCAGCAGTTGCAGAAAGTAGCGTTGATGCAGTTTATTGCGTTGTTAAAAGAACTATTAATGGTGCAACGAAAAGATATATAGAGCGTTTAGGTACAAGAGAATATGCAACACAACGAGATAGTTTTTTTGTTGACAGTGGTAAATCATATATTGGCACAAACACAAATACTGCAAAAACAGTAACAATTACAAGTGGTGGAGCCTATACAAAAGGTAGTATTGTTACCTTAGAATTTCCTAATACTTTTAGTGTATTTAAAAGTAATAGCACACCTAATAACACTACAGATATAAACGATGCAATAGTACTTATAGAAGGTACTGAGACTTACAGGTGCGATATTGTAAGTATTAGTGATGATCACACTGCGACAGTAAGATTAGACAGAGATTTGCCAAGCAGTTTACAAAATACAGCTGTTAGTACTTATGAAATTGCAGAAAAAACATTATTAGGATTAAGTCACTTAATAGGTAAAACAGTAAACATATTAGCTGACGGTGCAGCACATCCTACTAGAGTTGTAGATTCTAACGGAGGTATAGTTTTAAATCGTGCTGCTAGTGTTGTTCATGTAGGTTTACCTTATATAAGTGATTTGCAAACACTACCCTTGGCACTACAAATGGAAGCAGGTGGACAAGGTCGTGTTAAAAATATTAATCATGCTTATTTGCGTGTGTTTGAAAGTTCTGGAATATTTGCAGGGCCAACAGAAAATAAATTAGTAGAAGCAAAACAACGTACTACAGAACCTTATGGTTCACCACCAAATTTAAAAACAGAAGATATAAAATTAATGTTGACTCCTACTTGGCAAGATACTGGCCAGATATTTATTAGACAAACTGATCCATTACCATTAACAGTTGTTGGTATTACTTTAGAATTATCTATTGGTGGATAGTGTAACCGTAACCAGATACACTGTAGTTATAGTATAAAAATAAGAAGGTGTTGTACTTATGGCAATAAACTGGAAAAGTTGGGAAACCGCAGGTGGCATAATGTCAATTGGCGGTACTGTAACAGGTATTATTGGCAGTTTGGCAGCTGCAGATAAGGCAAGATACGAAGCGACAAGTAGAGGTTTAAGTATTGAACATGAACAAGATATGACAGAGATTAATGCTTCTATGTTAGAGCTACAGGCACAACAAATTGCAAGAGCATATGACAGACAGTATATGACTAAAACAATGCAAGCCGGACAGCAAACTGGTAAAGCTAGAGCATCATTTGCTGCAAGAGGTGGACAGTTAGGAGTAGGTAGTAATAGAGATGTTTTTTTAACACAAAAAGTTATGCAAGAAATAGATAAATTAACAATGAACAGTAACAAGGTAAGGGCTGTAAACCAGATGAGGACTAGAGGAGTACAAGCTGATATCAGATCAGATATGTTAGGTGTATCTGCAAATAATATGTTTGCTACTGCATCAGCTGTTAGTCCTTTGTTAAATATAACTAGCACCCTTATGGGAGGTGTTAGTGATTTTGCAGCTAATAAAGGATACGGTTTATTTCCCGGAGTTGAAAATTAATTATGGCAACAGTTCCTATACAAACAACACCATCAGTAGAATTAGAAACTGGTCAAGCACCATTATTTTCTGCTACAAACATCGAACCTGTTAGAGATACAGGCACTGTTCAAGGTATAAGTAATTTAAGTCGTGCACAAAAACAATTTGCACAAGTAGCAGTAAAGTTGCAAGCTGACCAAGATGATTTAGAAGGAACCGAAGCATACAATAGATATCAAGAAAAAGCAGATGCACTAGATAATGAATTTTTACAAATACAAGGTTCAGCTGCCGTAGCAACAGTAGGACAAGATTACGAAACAAATAAGTCTATTTATAGGCCAGATCAGCATAGTTTAGATTTACAGAAATTTGCTGAAGAAGAACTTAGTAACCTATCAAGTCGTGGAGCAAAAGATATTTTTAATAGCAAATTTTCTGCATCAAAAAGAATAAGCATGAATAGAGTTATAAAACATTCTTTGGCAGAAAAACAGAAAGCTTTATTAGCAGCTAATGAAGCTGAAACAGAAACTTTTAAAAGAGGAGCTATAGCTAATTACGCAACATGGGATCAGCCTGATGGTGATTATGAAAAATTTTATGAAGCTTATCTTTTATCAATTAAGAAAAATGCAGAATTAAATGATTTAAATACTGATTTAACCAAAGGCCCATTGAGTTCTGTATATGTAAATAATTTAACAAAAGCTAAAATCGAAATTAGTAAAGAAGTTGTAAACAATTTAATAAAGGCAAAAGAATTTCAATTGGCAAAAAAATTTGAAGAAAGCTTTAATTCTGACGCATCAATACCTACTGGAAACAAAGAATTAATTGAAAAAAAACATGGAGAATTTTGTGTACAAAGTACTGTTGACGGTGTATTAAATAATAACAGTAATCAAAATGATGGAAATTATTTAAGTCAAAACGGCAAAATGTTGTGTTTAAAAAGTAATCATTTTGTAGATGATGGTCAAGGAGGATCTGTTAAAAACGGTTTGCATTCTAACGAAGTAAATGTTGCAGGTAGTACACAGTTGGACAATATAAATACAATGGAAAAAATTAAAAATGAATCTATATTTTTTAGACTTGATTCTAAACAAACCTTAATAGAGCCACATCAACCAACACATTTATTTGCCGTAAATCATATTGGTGTACAAAAAGCTGATTCTTTATATATGAAAGCAAAACGAGAGTACGAACTTCCTGAGTTTAACAGTAGTCTTACTGGTAGAAAATTAAGTGAAGCTAAGAAAAAATTTGAAAAAGAATTTATAAACAATCCAGAAAATCAAAATAAAATTAATGAAGCAATAATAAATAAATATAATGAGTTAATTGCAGAAGCGGTTGAACAAAAATATTCTAGATTTTATGGGCAAACAAAAATTGTTTTTCCTAATGCACCTAAAAGAGAAGATTTTCCTAATACAAGATCTGGAGGTAAACAATTTACCAAAGCTAGTAAAGAGTTTTTAGACAACCAAGAAAATGCAGTACAGGTTAACCCCGGTGTAGCTACTGAAGATCTGGAAGCTATGACAGGCACAAGGAAAGGAATGGGAAGATATGCAGCAGAAAAGTTTAAAGAAGAAAAAGAACAAAAACAACAAACATTTATAAATCAAGTAATTAACGATTTAGAAGTAATTAAAAAAGGTATAAATTATGATATAGCAACTACAAAAGAGGTAGATTTTGTAACAGGTTTACGTCCTAAAAAAGATTTAAAACAAGAGTTAAAAGATACAATTACAAATGAAGACGAACTAGCAGCTGCGATAAAAGATTTAGATACTAAATACGACAACTTAAAAAATGAGCGAACAGCAGTTTATAACGCTTCATTAAACAATGCCAAAGAAATAGTATATACAGGAGAAAACGGTGTAGCAGATCTTGAAGCTAATAACATTGATATAGAATTATATAGTCCAAAAGATCAAGCAATTTTAAAAAAAGGACAACCAGAAAAGGCAGATGTAGACACTGTTGTTGAATTAATTAATAACCCTGCATTAGTTAGAGACAATCTTAATTCATATAGCGATATGTTAAATCGTGCAATGTATTTGGAATTAAAAAATTATGCACAAGAATTGCAATCAGATAACAAATATGTAGAAGCTACAGGCAATGTCAATATGTTAAAAGCTACTTTAGACAGGCATGACATGGGCAAAATATATAAAGAAAAAAAGAAAAAACCACAATATATTCGTATATATGATGCATGGTTAAAAGAAATTAACGCACGACAAATAAATAATAATAATACCAAATTAACAATGGGTGAAAAGCAAGACGCACTTAATCAAATTTTGTTAAGAGATACAGTTAATGTTGATAATTTATTTAGAGATGAAAAAGATGCAATATACAACTTAGTTGATTTTGACAGACTACAAGATGTTTATGTAGACGTACCTTACAACGATGAAACTGTAAGAGTATTTTTAAGTCAAATTGATCAAGATGTAGTAAAAGAAATTCAAAAAACTCTACGAAAATATGGGCAACCAGTAACTCAAAAAAATATAGCTAGAGATTGGTTAAGAGTTGGTAAGCCTAAAAACATAGATGAACTTTTTTTACCTTTAAGGAGTAATTAACAATGTCTGAAAATCGATTAGATAATCTTTATAACTTTGCACCAAATCAAAATTATGAAGCAATTAATCCATTAGACGAATTATATGAAAAAGAAAATAGAGATAGAGAAGAAAAATTAAGACAAATATTAAATACAGTTTCTAGTCTAGATCCAGATAATACTGGCGAAGCACAAAAATTAGCAGAGCGTTTAAATTTACCATCTGGAGTTGCATTAAATAGTGATCAAACTTTAAAAATTTTAAAAGAAAGAAATAAACGAGAAAATATATATTCGTTGGATTTAGCACAAACAAATCCAATATTAATGCGTCATTTAACTGATCCTAATTTTGCAGCAATAGCACAAGATAATGTAGAGCAATTAGGTCTTATAGAAGGTGCATTTACTGGTATACAAAATTTTCCTGAGAATGCAGCACAAGGTTGGGAAAAAGGTAGGCTACAAGCTGAACAAGGAAAATTAGGTTTCCAAAAAGCACTGAACGTAGAACAAGGATTATCTAACGAAATAATAGATAAACGTATTGCAGAAATAGGTGCAAGGTTAGAAGAATTAGAAAGCGATGGATCTGGCTTATGGGAAAACACCTTTACCATAGGTGGTCAATGGTCAAAGTCCATGCAAGAGTCTGTAAAATTTGGATTAGCAGGTGGAGCAACAGGTGGAACTTTAGGATTAATGGGTGGCCCATTTGCACCCATTACTGTAAAAGGTGGGATAATTACTGGATTTATATGGGGTATGACAACTGGTTCTGCTAAAGAATCGTCAATGATAGAAGCAGGTCATCAATATAAAACTCTTATAGACATGGGTATTTCGCATGATACTGCAAGAAATGTTGGTTTAGCAGTTGGTCTTGTTAATGGTGGATTAGAATTTGTTGGTTTAAGTACAGTTGCAGCCCCAATAAAAAGTCTGTTAATAAGACAAACAATGAGACAGGTAAATAAATCTTTGATAAAACCTACAATGGTAGATGTATTTCGCAAGACAGGAACTGTAGCTTTTCGTAATTGGGCAACAGAAGTAGGCACTGAACAATTACAAGAATTAGTAAATATTGCAGGTGAAGACTTTGCTAATTATTTTGAGACAGGTGAATTTGAAAGCAAGTTAAACACTGCAGAAGGTAGAGAAGAAATTGCACAAAGATTATCTGCTGTATTTGAAATGGTTGCTACTGGTATGCTTCCTCTGGCCGGTATAAGTGCAAGTCCTACCTTTGTCACTAATGTAACTAAAGCAAAAAAAGCTACAAAAGATGCAGCATTTATTGACTCATTAACTAATGCATCTACTACAAATAAAACAAAGCAAAGAAATCCAACACTATTTCAATCGTATATACAGGATGTAGCAAACAATAAAGAAGTACCAAATATTTTTGTAGATGCTGAAATATTTAATCAACAGCTAAGAGATAATGGCATCACAATGGAGCAACTAGAATTGTTTTCTCCAGAAATAGCAAATGATTTAAAAGAAATTAATGGTACAGGTGGGCAAGGTGATGTTGCAATACCAACAGGAACATATGCTGCAAAAATTGCAGGTACTCAATTAGGTATTGCATTACAACCACATATGCGTGTTACTCAAGACAGTATGAGTGCAGCGGAAGCAGGTCAGTTTGCAAACGAAAGAGAAAGTCTTAAACAAGAAGCAGAACAAATATTAAGTCAACAAAAGGAACAATTAGATGAAATTAGAAAGGACGCTAAAGCTATAGAAGACAATATTAGTAATCAATTAAAAGAAACTGGTGTTTATACACCTAATCAAACAAAATTTTTATCTACATTTGTTAGAGATTTTGTGGTTACACAGGCAAATCAATTAAAGATAAAACCAAGTGAATTTTTTGATAAATATTTTTACAAGATAACTACTGACGAAAAATTTAATGTGTCACCGGAAGATCAATTATTTAATCAAGATGGGTCAGTAAAATTAGACACACCTGCATTTAAAAAGTTTTTTGGTAAATCAGTTTTAAAAAATGCTGACGGTACACCACAAGTTGTTTACCACGGTACTACAGACAGCATAAGTGAATTTAAATTAGATCATCCAAAAAGATTAGATAGTGGTTGGTTAGGTACTGGAGTTTATGTAACTGATAATATTCTTTTAGCTAAAAGATATACAGAATTAAAAAAATCAAGAATAAAGCAAGGTCGTTTACCTGCCGGCCCTACAGATCCAATTATTATGCCTTTGTATGTACGTTTAGAAAATCCATACGAAGCAACTTTAGATGATAAGCAATTAGTAAGATCAGGACAGGTAACAGCAGATCAATTTAGAGATAGTCTTATTGCAAAAGGACATGACGGTGCAATAATGCCCGGTGACATAAAAGATGTCAGAGAAATAGTTGTATTTGATCCGAAAGCAGTTAAATCAACAATGAATAGTGGTACATGGAATACAGAGATAGCAGACATATATAAACAACAAGTACAAGAAATATTGGCACAAAGAGGTAAACAAAAAAAAGGTAAGCCAGTACCACAAGCTGTCTATCAAATAGCAAGAATTGTAGAAAATTTTGATTTTGCTGCTAGTAAACCATTTGCAACTAACC